TGAATATTTTTCCTCTGGTGGCACAATGGCGCAGCTTGCGTCGCACTATGAGTGCAGCAGGGGTTACGTCAGCAGGTCGTTAAACTCTGTACCCGAATATTCTGCCGTGATTAACAAGGCGCGACAGGAGGCTGCTGACGCGTTGGTTGAGCAGGGCTTGGAGATGGTTGACGCGCTTGACGGCGGAAGCACTACGCAAGAGATTGCCGCCACGCGCGAGAAGGTAAACTGGCGCAAGTTTATGGCTGGCTCGTACAATCAGGAGCGTTACGGCAGCAGGCCACAGACAAACGTGACCATATCTGTAAGCGACATGCACCTAGACGCGCTGCGCAAGGTTAATGCTGACATTGCACAAATTGATGCTGAGGACCGCCAGCGCGAGGCCAGCGCAATTGACGTTGATTACAAGGATGTCACAGATGAGCAATGATAACCCGTTAGAAGAGTTTGTGCTGCGTTACCGTGATGACCCGGCTTTGTTTGTGCAAGAGGTGTTAGGCGCAACCCCGTATGACTATCAGGCTGAGTTTCTCAACGCGTTGGCGAATGGTGAGCGCAAGATGAGCGTTAGGTCTGGACACGGCACGGGCAAGTCTACGACGGCCAGCTGGGCTATGCTTTGGTTTGTTCTGCTGCGTTTTCCGAATAAGGTTGTTGTGACTGCGCCAACCAGCGGCCAGTTATTTGATGCTTTGTTTGCCGAGTTAAAGCGTTGGATTAACGAGCTGCCGGATCAGCTTAAAGTGCTGCTTACGGTTAAGTCAGACAGGGTTGAGCTAATGGCCGCCCCGAGCGAGGCGTTTATTTCGGCCAGAACTAGCCGCGCTGAGACGCCAGAAGCGCTAGCTGGGGTACACTCGGAAAATGTGCTGTTGGTTGTGGACGAGGCTTCTGGTGTGCCTGAGAAGGTGTTTGAGGCTGCTGCTGGCTCTATGTCTGGACATTCCGCAACTACGATATTGCTGAGCAACCCGACACGTTCATCTGGCACGTTTTACGAAAGTCAGACGCGCATGGCGCAAAGCTGGTGGACACGTCGCTGGTCATGCGTAGATAGCCCGCTTGTGTCTGACGAGTTCGTTGACGAGATGCGTATGCGATATGGCGAGGAGAGTAACGCTTTTCGCATTCGTGTGCTTGGCGAGTTCCCAATGGCGGATGATGACACGATTATTCCGTTCCATATTGCCGAGAGCGCTATACGCCGTGACATTGAGATTACGCCTGATGAGAAGCCTATATGGGGCTTGGACGTGGCTAGGTTTGGCGCGGACAAAACTGCGTTGTGTAAGAGGTATGGCAATGTTGTGACTGAGATCACGTCATGGCAGGGCTTGGATTTGATGCAGACTGTTGGGCGTGTGATGGCCGAATACGAAGGCTTAGCGCCTTCTATGCGGCCAAAGGAAATACTTGTTGACAGTATTGGCGTCGGCGGCGGTGTTGTTGATAGGCTGCGCGAGCTTGGCGCGCCTGTGCGTGGTATTAATGTTGGCGAAGCTCCGGCTATGGGCAACACATACATGAACCTACGGGCAGAACTTTGGTTTAAAACAAAGGGTTGGCTTGAAGATAGGTCATGCAAGATACCGAATGACGATCAATTGCTGGCAGAGCTAACGTCCATACGCTACGGTTTTACACCTGGCGGCAAGATGAAAGCTGAAAGTAAAGATGAGATGCGCAAGCGCGGGTTGAAGTCGCCCGACCTTGCCGACGCGTTGTGTTTAACGATGGCCAGCGATGCTGCAACTGCATTGTCCGGCGCTATGTCAACGTGGAAGCAATCAATTAAACGTAATCTAAAGGGCATTGCATGAAGCCGATACCTTTCCACAAGCTATCACCCAAGATGAAGAATGTTCGTATGAATCAATGGATTAAAACTTACATTAACAAGGGTTTAACTCTTGAAGATGCGCAGTATGCTGCAAGGTGGCGTGCGGGGCATTGGAAGCTGAGCGCGCGCATGGAAAAGGTGCTAGAGGGTATTGAGGATGTGTGATATGCAGCCTGCGTGGCATTATCAGATAAACTGTGCTAATGTGCAGAAAAATGAGGATTGACATTATGACACCATGTAAAGGCTGCCCCACCCCCGCTGGATGTAAGCGTGCAGGCACTTGTATGAAGAAAAAATACGGAAAATAAGTTATGGGCATTTTTGACTTCTTAGGCGACATTTCATCAAAACGCAGCAAAGAGCTTGGCCTTGGCGGCTTGCAGTCTTTACTTGGTACACGCGGCGCTGCACAAGCTGGCGCAATTGGCGATGAGATGATTGGCATTACGAACAAGGATAGCTTGCCGGGTTACTTTAACGAGCAGACCCGAGAGTATGTGCCGTGGTACGTTGATTTGTTTGACGGCGGTGGGCTGAACGCTGCTGGTGGTCAAGCGCAAGAGGAGGCTGCAAAGTCTGGCGCTGCGGGCGCTACTCCCGGCGGCGCTCCTATACAGTCTCCCGGTTTACTGGCAAATAACCAACTGTCTGACATGGAGCGCATTCAGAGGTCAAACCCACTTAGCCCGTTTGGTGGCGCTGGTCCTGCAATACAAGACACTCCAGACACGTCGTATTACACGCCGCCTTCGTCTATGCAAATGCCAGTTCAAGGAATGCCCGCGCCTGCGCAGCAAGGCGTTCTTCCGCAAATGCAAGATAACATGCCTATGTTTTCGCCTCAAACAAACTCACTTCAAAATAATGCTGAGTATCAGGAGTTTGTAAAATTTCTTTCTGATGACGGCGGATTTACGCGGGAACTTGAGAACCCAGAATGGATGCAAAAGGCTTTTAACAGGTATATGCGGTCGCGTGCCAACTAAGGATTACAGATAATGGCAATCACAACTTACGCAGAGCTAAAATCTAGCATAGCCAACTGGCTTAACCGCGATGATCTTACGGCGGTCATTCCTGATTTTATCAGTTTGACTGAGGCTGGCATTAATCGTGACTTGCGGCATTACAAAATGGTTGAGCGTGCTGACGCTACGCTTGATAGTCGTTACGTGCAGGTTCCGGCTGATTGGCTTGAGACCTTGCGCTTTAGCTTAACCACTGATGGAACGCGCCCACTGGAGATGGCAAGCCTTGACGATATGATTAAGTATCGCCAGAACAACTCCAACACCACTGGCACACCAAAGTTTTATTCTCACGTTGGCGAGAGCATTGAGGTTTTCCCAACGCCAGATGGTGAGTACGGTATGCAGCTTATGTATTACCAGTCAATTCCTGACTTGACTGATGCAAATACTTACAACTGGTTGCTGCAAGACTCGCCTGACGTTTACTTGTATGGCGCGCTTGTTCAGGCCGCACCATACTTAAATGATGACGCTAGAGTACAAACATGGGCGGCGTTGTATTCGTCAGCCATGCAGTCTTTGCAAAAAGCCTCAGACGACACAAGATTTGCTGGTTCTGGCCTTAGAATGCGTGTGACTAGCTATTAGTTGCATGATGGTGTATAGAAGTCACAGATATATCTAACGGAGCATAGCATGAGCTTTTCAAATTATTTAGAGACCGAAATCCTAGATTTCGCGTTCACAACAGGCACCGCCACCCGACCAACTGCTTGGTTCATTGCGCTGTACACTGCGCCGCCAAGTGACAGTGGAGGTGGTACTGAAGTATCAACTGGGGGTTACGCCCGTCAGTCCGTGACGTTCTCCGTATCAGGTGACACTGCCTCGAACACTGGTGCCGTCGAGTTCCCAACTGCTACAGCGTCATACGGCACTGTTACGCACGTTGGTGTTTTTGACGCTAGCTCTTCTGGCAACTTGCTCGCCTTTTCAGCTCTCAACGTGTCTAAGGCAATCGACACTGGCGATGTATTCCGCATCCCAACTGGCGACCTAGACATTACGTTAGACTAATCATGGTAGGTTACGGTTCAAGTAATTTTGGCACCCGGCTATTTGGGTTTGACGGCACTGTAAAAGATGCCGCCGCTCAAGTAACCGCAAGTGCGTCTTTTGCTTCCGTAGCCTTCAAAACAGCTGCGGGTGTTTCTGCAATATCATCAACGGCAAGTGTAACAGCCAGCGGCCTAAAGGTTCTTGACGGGTCGGCAAGTGTCGCGGCAACGTCAACTGGCTCCGCTGCTGCTGATATTATTGTTGATGCCGCCTCTACAATTTCGGCTGCTTCTTCAGCAAACGCAACAGCGGAAAAAGAATTCCGCTTTACTGTCTTGATAACGGCAACCGGGACAATGGCAACGGTGGGTGTCAAAAACGCTTCGGCGTCAATGACGATTTCTCCACAGCTTACGGTTACGTCTGACAGTTTGCGTGTGAGAGAGGGTTCTGCCGACGCCGTTTCGTCTGCCGCCTTTAGCAGTAACGCCGTATATGAGGCTGTTGGAGCGTCGCAATGCTCTCCAGTTGTTAATGTTGTAACTGCCGCCGCCGCAACCTATCGCGGTCATGGAACCATAACATCGTCGTCTCAAACTATTGCCAACGGTCAAATTACGGCTAGAGGTGAGGCAACGGCTTCTGGTAAGTCAACAACAGTTGTGTCTGCACAGTACAAGTGGAATGATGCAGCAGACCCGACCACACCTTGGTCTAAGGCAGATTATTTAGAAAGGGCCGCGTAATGGCTGATGGAACTACAACAAACTATAGCTTTGTTAAGCCCGAAGTCGGCGCGTCAGAAGACACTTGGGGTACGAAGTTAAACGCAAACTGGGACAGTGTTGATACTGTTCTTGAGAACATTCAAGATGATGTGGACGTGAAAGCGTCAACAGGCAAGGCCATTGCTATGGCAATCGTTTTCGGTTAAAGGAGAAAATCAATGGCCGCACCAAACGT